TAGTGCCCTACCTTGGAACCCTATGAGACTACCTTCTCTATCATAAAATGGGATGACAACTCGTGAGTGATCATTCTTAGTTGTCTCAAACGTAGGTTTTATGGTATTGCAAAAGTGTTTATACCTGTCAGCGTAGTAAAATTTTGTTGGATCTAGTTTTCTTCTCTTCAAATAGTTACTTGCTCTGTCATTTGTATATGCCAGAGGTAAATCTAATTTTTTTCTGAATACAGGTTTCTCAAACGTGAATACAGGGTCTGCTACATTCCTATGTTTTCCTGTCAGACCCTCCTTGTATCTCTCCATAGTGTATTGACCATGTAGAACAGTGTCTGTGTCCTTTAGGAAGGCAGAGAATCCCTTAGACATGCCACAGTTATGACACTTGAATATAAAATTACCCTTGTTTTGGAACAAGTATCCTCTAGTTTTATTCTTACTCTTCTTGGAGTCACCACAATAAGGACACCTGAATGTATACAGATGATCCTTGGTACGTTTGAACTTCTCCAAACGTGCAGACACCAATCCAATGTATTTGGAATCGATGTATAACATTCAATAATATAAACTTACTTTACTATAGCAGGTGGTGCCTCTGTTTGCAATGCTCCCCTCAATATTCTCTGTCCTATGGGTGATACAAGCACACTTATGACTGCTATAGACCCTGCTATAGTCCACATTTTCTTCTCTATGGTACGAAGACGACCATCTACTAGCATTATATCTCTCTCGCATCCCTTCTTGATGCTGAGTGCATGAGCGTCTAATTTTCTATCTACCTGTTCTATCTTCTCAAATAATACTGCATCAATACGATCTTGTTTATCTAACTTCTCATCATGGACAGCAAGCAATTGACCCATCTTGTTGGAGTTCTCTTGCAGAGACTCTACTATTCTCTCTAGTCTCTCAAGTATCGCTGTATTTACGTTATTATTTTCTTCCACTTTTCTTCCGTCTCTTCATCTTACCCATGACTTTATCATAACCTGCCACAGGACCTTCATCATCTGCTTTCGATGAGAAACCTGCCTTCCCAGTATTACCAGGATCGGTAGACATCATCTCTTCTCGCATTTGACTCCAGTTCTTCATATGGAATTTAGAATAACGTTTGCTTCTTTATGTATTTCGATAGAGTCCAAACCACTCTTAGGATACTCTGGTATTCTATTCAAAAATACTAAAAAAGTTTTGAGTATAGACCAATATTCCTTTTCAATCTTGAAAAATAATAGTGGTACAGTGCCCTCACCAAAAACATTAAAACAAATAATCAAATGGTTCAAAATGAGATGATGTTTCAACTCACCTTGAACCACATATTTCTTCAACAGTCTCTTGATGTATTTGAATCTTTTTAGATCCTCCTCGAAGTCTTCCATTGTTGCTGCGTGAGGATTCTCATAATGTTTAATAGCAAAGAGGAGATGATTCTCCTCGTTCAATTCATCAAATTTCATTTACATTATGCTACTACGGTAATTGTTCCACAAGCAGTGCCCTGTGCACCAGAGATTGCTACAGCAGAGTCAGTTGAAGTTCCAGTGTCCTTCATCGTAGCTCCACCAGGTTTAGCGATACTCTGAGCAGCAACTGATAATACGTCATCAGCATTAGTTGCAGCGTTAGCAGCAGCGATTGCGAGTGAGAATACAAGTTCGTTAGTACCTGATCCACTAGCATAAACAAGGGTGTGTGGTCCTCTACCAGATCCAGTACCTTGGTTACCATTGGTAACTGCGATTGTTGGTGATCCAGTAACTGTAACTGCCTCGTTGTATCTAACTCTTAGTGATAGAGTAAATCCAGCAGACTTATCTGCTTCTTCTGTGATCCACTCAACCTCAGTGATGTCAGCAGCACCAAGTGATACTGCTAGTCCACTGATGGCAACTAAGAGTTCAGGATCTGCATCGGTATTATTGTTACCAGATAATGCAGAACCTGCTTCTCTTACCCAACCACTAGAGTTTGCAAAGACTTCTTTCTTCTCAGCAGTTGTTAGATTCTTAGGCTTTGATTCATCAGCGTCTGATGCTCCCCATAGTGGTGCCATTTTTTTTCTTTCCTTATGTGATAGTTCTATTTATTCAGTAGTGCCTTCTCTAGTGCTGCGACTAGCTGATCGTCTACTTTATTTCCTGATTTTGCAGCAGCTTTTTTAAGAAGTGCAATTACAAACTCCTTTAGTTTGTCTTCTAGATCCTCAGGGATCTTGTCTACTGCTTTGTTAATAACATTGATAGCAATAGGTAGTAAAAATTTTGTCATAATAATAACGTGGATAACGTATTATATATATCAACAATTCCAACGACGACGTGCTGCCTTTCCACGAGGTCCTGTCCATGATTTAGAGCGAGCACAGAATGATTTTCTTCTCTTCGCTGCCTTAGAACCTGGCTTGAGTTTTGATGGAGGTGTGGTCACAGCAGTCTTTAGGTTACCACCTGTACGTCTATTGTACTTAGCTACACCTTGTGCTGTCATACCTGCACCACTCTCAGTGCTTCTCTTGTCACCTGACTTCTGAGACATGCCCTTCATGTCTTCCTTGACAAGCATTCCATCCTTTCCTTCTTTGTATCCCTTAGGTATAGGTTTACATTTTTTATCGTCAGTGCAGTAATACATACCCTTACCACATGACTCCTCTTTCATTTCCTTTTTCTTCTTAGCAATCTTCAAATCTTGCTTTCTATTCTTCTTCGCAATAGCAATTGCTGCCTGTTGTGCAGGGTTTGCTGAGAATGCTTCTAATTCTACCTCCTCTTTTTTAGTCTTTACACCTCTTCTTGCTCTATGCTCTTCTCCTCTTTTCACAGCAAGTTTTGCTTTTTCTGATGTGCCTTGACCAAATCTACCTGTTGGTTCTGCACTACCTTTCTTACCAAATCTTCTTTGGTTTCTCACTTCTGCTTTTGCAGCATTTGAGATATATCCACCTTCCTCTTTTCCTTCTAACTGTACCTCTTCTTTCTTAGTTTTTTTGACACAGTTTGGATATCTCTTACCAAACATTGTCTTCATACCCTTCTTCTCATACCCTTTCCAGCATGCCTCTTGGAATTGAGCGAATGTGATACCTTCTTTCACTGATTTCTTTTTGTCAGTAGCAACGTATGTTGGTTTAGCAGCACCAGACTTAGATTGCTGGCCAGGATCTGCCTTCTTCTTACGTCTAGATGCAGACAGTCTTTCTGCCTTAGTCATGGACGCTCTCTTCGATGATGATACACACTTAGGTGTTCCCTCACCTGGTTTGTCGCTTGCACAAGTACCACCTGTGACTACATTGACCCAACCTGGCTTACCATCTTTTGATTTAGATCCTTTGAACCACTTATGTAGTGATCCCTCCTTGATATTCTTTTCCTTTTTCTTTTCAGGTTTATTGAGTTTGAACTTTACCTTACCATCACCTTTATATAATCCGTACTTCACTCCTTCTTTGACATTCTTACCCTTCCTTTCCTCTTCGGGTTTGTTCACACCATACACCTCTGGTCTGTGCTTACCAGGCTCATGATACTTGTTACCTTTCTTGACGTAACGTCGTTCCTGATGCCTTGCCCTTCTAACATTGATAGCAGCACCTCTCTCCTCTGGAGGAGCAGCGTTACCACCTTTACCAAACATTCTTTTGTTTCTGATTGATGCCTTACCATAGGTAGATGCACCTCTCTCATACTTAGCTTCGTTCATGTCAGTAGATTTCTCCTCTTTATTTATTTTTTTCTCTGGCAGACCTTTATGTTTTGTTGATGCAAACTTTTTTACATCTTTTTTCTTCATGCTGGCAGCAGCTCTTTGAACCTGTGGCGTGGTCTCGCCTTTGAAAGTACCCTTTTGAGTCGCTCTAACAATTCCGAAGAACCTTTGTTGCTTTTTACTGAGTGCTTTTTCATGTAACATATTTACACCCCATCAACAGGTGGGTCTAGAGGGTTTTTATTCAACTTATTTTTCATTTGATCAGGAATTTTTATATTTGCCCCTTTCTTATTATCTAACTTTATCATCGCTTGTTGTAAACGAGAGAGTTTTCTCTTCTCATCAATTGTCTCACCTTGTGGTACATATGACTGAGCCAAAGCACCGTAGGGCACCTTCCTCAGTGGTTTATCTTTCACAGTCTTTATCTTCTGATTAGGAATATAAGGCATGTTTTGATCACGCTTTACACCTGCACCTTCCTTTATCTTAGTCTTAGACCAGTTTGATACTCTATCAGATAAAGGGGAAGTATTACTTAATTTTTTTTTTTCTTCTTTATTCAATACTGATGAGTGACCACCCTGTGTCAATGCTGCATCAGCACCTTGTCTTTTTTTCATATCAAGGTTTTTGTCACCTGCTATCTTCACTAACTTATCATATTCTTTCTTTGCACTCCCAGATAGTTTTACATGATCCTCTACTGCAACCTCTTCATTCTTAGGCACACAGTTTGGAACTACCTTTCCACCTTTCATTTTTGTACCTACCTGCTTATGTGTTTTCCAACACTCATCAGCGTACGCACCAAAACTTTTCATCTCAAAGTCCCAGTTGACCTCTTCTTTCTTACTACTGTTACCCCAGTTCTTAGCACCTACCTTACGACACTTGACAAGAGCACCTGATGCATATGCACTAGGCCACACACTATAACGTGACTTTACCTTATGGTAACATGCGTCCTTAGTACCACTACCCTTTCCTTTCTTATCAGATTCAAGCACGACTTCCTCTTGCTTTACACCACGCTTTGCCTTATGCATGTCCTGTCTAGTCTTCTGCATAAACTTACCCATAGATGTTTTCATCTCTTTAGTGGGTGGGTCATATGGTTTAGTTTGAGGTCCAAACTTCGCTACATTTCTCCTGTTCCTTTTATTCTTAGGATCAATCTTATCAATCTTTGCCTCAATCATCTCACCTTCTGGTTCATATGATTGATACTGATTACTTGTCCCAGACTTTACTGCATCTTTATATTGCTTTTCAGTTGGGTAATTTGGCATTACAGGTTTATTAATAAAATCCTTTAGTCCTTTACCTACTTTTTTGATAGCACCACTGACTGCAGTCTTTATATTATCTAAATTTTCATCATATTGAACACTATCTCTTAGATCATCAGGCACTCTATCCTCAGAACCTGATATCTTAGCAGCATACTCTCTACGCTGAAGCATTCTTCTACCTCTGGCACCAGCGTCCTGTGCCTTCTGTGGTTTCTTTTCTTCTTTCTTCTTAGCTTTGACCTGCATCAAGGAGAAACTAGGTCTCCTAGTTACTTTTTTGCTGATGCGTTCGCTTCCTCCGTTTTGATTTCAGGGTTGATTTCTATTTTGTTTTTTACATTACCTGAGTCATCAATATCTAACTTCTTTCCCTTCAATGCCTCCCAATGCATTTCTTCCTTCCAATCAGAGAAGTGAGGTGCCTTTACTGGAGCAGGTTCATATGAGTTTGCTAATGGCAAGAAATTAGGACCTAGTCCACCACCTGCTTTATAAATTTTCTTATCAAAACCTTTACTCTTTGCAGTATTATAAGCAGAACCCACTGTATTTCTTGATGCATAGTCACCCTTTGTCAAGGTAATCATTTCATCTACAGATGAAGGTGTAGTATCATCATGCTCAATTACTTTACCATCAGCATCTTTCTGATGATGCTCCTTTTTCATTTTATCTTTTCCCATCGCCTTCTTGATGGCTTTATCTCTGGAACCCATGTACTCTTGAGTGCCAGTTTCTATTTTACCGTCACCATCGTAATCCTTCTTTGCCATTTTCTCTTGCAAGAAAGGAGATCTAAGTTCTTCAAATGTTTTTGCGAAAGGATTACTCATTTTTCCTAATATCTTTTCCAATTATTATTTATCAAAAGTCAACTGGCAACATAAAATGTGGTTCTTTTGCTTCGGACACCCAACATCTAAACATGTTCTGATCTTCGTCTAAACAAATCAAATGATTCGCACCTCTTCTTATGACTTTACCTTCTCTTCCTTTCGATTCAATCATAGATCCTACCTGAAATATATCGCCAGATATGTACTGCTCTCTTATTGTCCTCTCTTCCGCAGGTATAACATTGAGCATGACAAAATTATACAACTCACCATTTTGTTCGTATGCTAATTTGGATATTTCTTGTGCTCTGGACTTTCTGACCACAATATTAATTGCATCAAATCCATTTTCGTAAAGGGATTGTAGGACATCGTAGATTGTTTCTGCGTTTTCATCGTCGATGATAGACTCGCTAATCTCAGGGTAATCATTCTTCAATTCCTCAATATTTGTTTTTCTACTTGGAAATATGTAGAAAAAAGATCCCTTTGATAGTTCCTCAACAGCACTCACAAGATTATTTGTTATCTCCTCGTCATCAAATTTATCAAAAGCTATGGTCAACGGTCCGTTGTCTCTTGCCTGACTGACTAATGACCTATCACCACCAGTTTGTTGTGCAGGTGCAGCAACTTTTCTATCTGCTGGTGTTGGTGGTTCAAGTCTTAGATTCTTTACAATATCTTTTGCGAATGTTGATCTGCCTACATCAGCAGTGCCAGTTCTATTTTGTCCATCCTCATCATCTTTCTTACCTGATCCCCCAAACATCTTGAGTTCACCAGCAACTGTTTTCGCAATTAATTTTCCAGTTCTGTCGTACCAGTCACCATGACCGTCACCTACCAATCCTAATCGCTTTGCTTCTTGCGATGCTTTGGTAGTCCTTGCTTCTGTTATGAATGTTAGGAACTGCTTCACTTATCTGTTGATAGATTTGTTTTTCATTTTGTCTTATAAAAACCAGACCTGCGGTTCTCATATGAATATATTTATCATCTGTTTCAGTGAACGCTACAAAGAATCGCATGAAGTCTTCCATCTCACGCTTTTGTAACTGTCTACGTTTAGGAGAGATGGTGTACATCTCTATCAAAACATCAATAAGATCCTTCATGGTTTGAACCTCTCTCTTACTTGTTGTAAAACATATGGTGCATTACCACATGTTATAGCATCTTCTTGAAATTGCATAATCCATTCGTCATCCATCAAATTTACAGGTGATCTTTGTAACCCATCTACCTTTAGTGCTGCATTGAATCCATAACTATTCACTCCACTAGGTTTATATCTAAATCTTAGTGACATACTTGAAACAGCACTTCTAAATGATTTGACACCATACTTCATACCTAACCCAAGTGGGTCACTAGAGAAATAATATAACCCATGAGAAGCAACGTTGATGTACGGACAGCTTTTTGACGTGTAATAGTTTTCAGTAATACTAATAAACGCATCGCTCTGTATGTTCTCCGATTGGAACGTTTCTTTGTCAAATAATCTGTCATTTATAGGTACTTGTGAAGATTTTTTACCCTCTTTGAGGTGCTTGAAAAGTTTCGGAGCAGGTTTATTTTTCCATACTTGATTTATTTTAGCATGTGCGTTTGCTTTTACAAGTTGAGTTCTTTTCTCTGCGGTTGCGTTGTCTTGTTTTCCATAAAAATACCATCCTCTTGATTCGTCCCACTCCATCTGACTCTGACCATAGTCATCACTCGCTGATTCCTTCAATTCTATACCTACAACCTGTCCTCTATGAGGTGTTATGATCAAATCTATCGCAGACTTTGCTAGTTCTGGAAAATTAGTATATCTTTGAACAGGTGCGTATGTGTAATCTCTAAGAAAAAGTTTCATATCTACACCACTTCCAGAACTTGTAGGTGAAAATCCTGATGGCACAAGACCTGCATCTCTAGCTTTGTGGTAGAGATATTGCTCAAGTATCAATCCAGTGTTTGTAGTATTCTTTATTACTCTACCTGCTACATCAGCAGTATCATCATAATCATCTAAATCTACATCTTGATAACTGTACATTACTTCCAGTATTGTAGTATCGGGTGCTCCTCAATATTTAGAATATGGTTCTTTGGTTCCTGATGCAGTAGTGCAACAGCATGATCATCTCGCATGATCAAACTATTATCCTGATTGGTGCTGCATCCCTCTCGATATGAATAAAATATTTGTGGTAAAGCAGTCCTTTTTATTTTTTCACTGTGATAAAAATCATCTGTACCCATATATCTCTCTACATATCCTCTTGGATTTTTCATCCAATAATCATAAATTGGTTTATTATTTTTCCAAACAATACAACTTGAATTGTACATTGATTTATGTGGGTTTTGCATTTTATATGGCAGTCCTCTCCACTTAGAATAGACAAGAGAAAAATTATCATCATGTTCTATTATTGGTGTTATGTCACCATGGATAATAGTGTCTAAATCAAAGAATATTTTTTTGTAAAACTGATCTAATTCCTTTCTGTTGTATAAAAGAATTTTACACCAAGCAGGCCACCAATTATTCCAATACAAATACTGAGATACATCTATATCTACCACATTGATATTACTATCAAGTCCATCACTATCATCTGTAAAGCAAAAAAATGGTGCGTTTGATTGTCTACGCACCATGTTATATAATTTGTTTACATAATCTGCAGTATAATTACTGAACTTTGAATAAAAAGTTGGACAACCTCTTCCTCTTATCCACTTTGGTTTTGAATTTATCCTAAGACTTGTGAAACAATAGTTATCTGTCACCTGCTTTTCTATTTTCAGAGTAGAATTCAGAGAAGTGTCCATCAGGATATCTCTTCTCAAGTTTCTTGATGTTAGTATCTAGCACTTCATCCATATCAACCTCTAATGCCATGCATGCTTGTGCCACATACCACATGATGTCTCCAAGTTCTATCTTCAAGTGCTCTAGGTTATCCTTATCACATGGTTTGCCTTGGAATATCATCTTCTTGACGATCTCCATAAACTCACCAGACTCGGCACTAATCCCAACACTAGCAGTAAGAAGGCGTTGAATAGCGACATCACCACCAAGCTCTTGTAAACGGTATATAAACGCATCGGAGTCTTTAGATGCGACAGAAGTAACAGTGTTGACGAAACGTGTGTACTTATCAAAATTTGAAGTCATCGAATTTAGCTTTGGATTCCTCTGATTTAGTATACTCTACTCCACCCGTATCGTCAAGGATGTCGGTTTGTGCTGACTGCTCACAATCATACAATCTCATCTTTGCACGGTCAATACCAACAACAAATCTTTTGTTTATAGTGGGGTCGTTGTATCTATTCTTGAGTTGTTTGACCATTATTTGATCAAGTTCTTCCATATCTTCGGTGCTGACCAAAGCAAACATAAGATCAGCAGTAGCTGGCAGACCAAAGCTTTCTGAAGTGTCAGTAAGATTAGGGTCGCTACTAGCAAACCCAGACCTTGTAGTCTGCGTAGCCGAGCAGATGGGGATAGACGCTTCGACTGCGAGACCCCTGAG